TCGTAAACTTTCCTTTCCTCTTTAGTCAGATTAATCTTTGCACTACAGGAACTAAAAAGCAAACAAACCACCACCATCTTAGCAGCGTTATGTATTATAGTCCTGATATTTATAGCCTGATTTCTTGCTATGCTCTTTAACAGGTCAGGCTTATTCTTTTCGATAGCCCCTACGAAATCAATACCCGGCTTCTCTCCTTTGAAAATCATTGTGCCTTCACTTGCTATCTTTGAAGCAATCGCGAAAGCAAGACTCTGATAGTTCAACTTTATAAACCTTCCTTTTGCGTTTCTTTCCGGTGGCCTTAGTCCCGCATTTCTTAACCATTCTTCGATCTTGTCTGTAGGGGGCATCTTGCCAGGGCCACGACCGAAAACCAAGTACTTCAAATGTGAGGCCCCGTATAGAACGCCCCTATCTTCGCTTACCTCCTGTTTGAATGACTGCGGCATCTTCTGGTTTTTAGAGGAGGCATCATCCTTTAGGTAGGCTTCTACCTTATCAAAATACTCTTTAAAGGCTTGTGCGTTTGTCATCAGTAAACCTGTTCGAGTACGTGAATGTCTGCGTTATACGATACACCAAATAGACCTGAAGCTAGGAAAGCATATTCGGGATTAATTGAAATATTAACAGGTGTTTCCTCTTGATCTATAATATTGCAATCCAATAGATTCCTAAAAAAGTCTTTGGCGTGTTTCCTCATTGGTTGCAAATATGTCTCCTCTACCTTTCGGCTTCTAAAATCATTTGTCTCTTGAGGGATGCGTGTGAATATCCACCCTTGCAATGGCATCAACGTCTTTATCCGTCCGTTAAGGAATACCATCTTAGAGCCGAATGGAAGTAGTAAATGAGCAGGGTAGTCATTGAAGTTGAAAGAGTCAATAAATGCATTGAACTCGTCCAGCTTGGCGAACTTCATTGATCCGGTCTTTAGTCCGGCCTGAACGTGCGCCCACTCAACACAAGCTAATAGGGTCTTGCGTGATACATCGTCTAGTCTTTCCTGTAACTCTGTCATTCGTGTATGTTATGCCAAATCTCATTAAACCTCTCCTGATATTCCCGCTCCTCTTTCAACTCCCATAGTACCTGTATAACCGTATCAAAACTTTCCTCCTCCTCTACCTTGCTAGGACTCATTCCGAACCCCTTAGCAAACTGAACTATCAGCGATTGATAATTAAACCTTTGTAGCCTGTTCGCTTTAGCCAGTACCGCAACACTTTCTTTAGTATTATAGTGAGGTTGCTTTTTATCCGCCTCCAAACACTTTGATGCCCATTTGAATTTTTCTTCACATGATTTAACAAAAAAAAACCAACGCTGAATATTTCTGTAATGGGCAGTTCCTCAAAGACAGCCTCCCACTTCTTTATAGATTCATAGTTTAACTTTGAGCCGTCAAGTAAAGGCTGAAGGTAAACAGCAGCAGCAAAGCAGATATTTTGCTCTGGAAATTTTGAACTATCAATAGCCTGTTTAACCAAAGTAGTCTGACCAATCGGGAGTCTGCCAATATCTACAGGTATCTCTACCTTTTTTCCATTGAATGTAAATGACTTTATTACCTCAAATCTTGGTTCTGTCTCCACTACCCACCTGGTAAGCTCCTCGACCGCTACCTCATTTTCAGGTGTACGATCTAACCTATCAAAGTTGCAATCATTTAGGATACAGAACAGTTTGAAGTAATCTCGCTCTAAGATAGGTTTCTCTAAATCCCAATCTTTGTAAATACGTTGAAAGATACGGGCCTTTAGCTCCTCAAACGATTGAGGAGTTTGCGCCTTAGCTCCATTTAATTGAATGGCTACCATAACCCATAACCATAGTTAAAGGCTCTGACAATTAAACTAATCGCGATGCCGATCAGTAAAGAAACTGGTACAAGCACAATGCATATCAGAACCACCATCACAAAGAATTGAAGGGCGTTCTGGATAAATTCTAAAAATAGTTTTTTCATGTGGGTTTGTTTTTAAATTCCTAATTGATTTTCAAATTCAGGGTCATTGTGTGGATAGCAGAATATCCAATCCGATAGATTGGTTACATAGCCCTCCCAGTTCGCGTACATAAATCCGTAAAAAGTATTCTCCTGCCTGTCAATGTTTCCGGCCATAGATGAGAATACATTGTAAGCTGATACATATCTTTCCCATCCTCCTACGTGTTCGGATTTATCTACCGTGTTACGCATCACGCCAGAGTTAGTAACCTTGTCCTCATTCTCCTTCAGCCACTTTGCGTAGATGTACGACTTCAATAATTCAATAAGGCCAAGGAACTCATAATCCGTTGAGTTGTAAGAATAAACCTTACCATCTCTTAGATCGACCCACTTTTGCTCCGGAGTTGGGGCACCGATTCCTGCTACGAATAAGTTGTAAAGGGTTGTTCCAAAAATTGCCCTTAATAGTTTTGCTTCGTGGTAATCAATGAATGCCTGTAAGTCCTTCGTTTCCTCAATATTCGGAATGCGATAAGGTCGATCTAAGAAATGTTCGGTTGTAATCATATTAATGAGCCAATAAAACAGCCGTGGCTGTAGCTACCATTGTACCCGATCCGGTGTAAGATACTCTCCAATAGTTGTAAGGATTGTCACTAAGCTGCCAGATAAAAGTCTGTGTTGCCACGTCAGTTGCTGTATAAGTGTTAACTGCGGTAGAAACTCCGTTAGGCAACAAAGCCGCTTTATAATTTACGTTGTCAAGACTACCTTGAAGTGTCAACGTTCCTGCAACCGTTCCTGATGTCTTAGTCACTGTAACCTGTACTGTAACGGTGTTCTTATGACCTCTAACCTGAGCGGTTAGAATACCTGTTCCAGCGTTGGTGATAGTCTCCGTTGCACTTGCGGAGGCATTCTTCATCGTTACGTCTTGGGCGAATACGCTAACCCCTAGGGCCAACGTAAATAAAAGTGTAATAAATTTTTTCATTGTTTTAAAGTAGGGGGTTATTAGCCCCCTGTTTTTTAGTTCCTGTATGCTTTAGCTGAAAAACTTGCCGACATTGTACCCGTACCCGTCCACGACACTCTCAGATACGGAAAGTTTCCGCCTGAAAGTCGATAGTGATACGTGTTAGTAGCATCGGTAGCCGTGATCGTTGCTAGCGCAGTCTGACTATCATTGGTATTTACAGCCTTCCAGTTGGTTCCATCAATAGAACCTTGTAAAGTGATCGTACCTCCTACGGTGCCGGAAATCTTGGTAACAGAAATCCATACCAATACTTCATTTACCTGACTTGTAACAGGCATCAACCTCGTTGAGATAAATGCTGTTGCTGTGTTTACAACCGTATCAGCTTGAGGGAATACTCCCGCAGTTGATAAAGGATTGAAAAACGTATGTTGAGCAAATGCGCTGACACTCAGCATCAGCGCAAAAATCATAATTGAAATCTTTTTCATTTTACTTTTTCGTTTTTAAATTAGATAGACAAGTTCAATTCCGCGATAGCATCAGAGAAATCACCGGAAACAAACGCTCCAGCGTGGTTTGCTTTGATGTAACATACCAAACGAATCTCTCCAAGAATCGTGATAAGGTTCTTAGTGAAGTCATCTGCATCGTGACCCATGTCGATAGTGAAACCGTCACGAACACGAACGTTCATCTTAGTAAAGTCCCCTACTGTAAACTTATCAACAGTTTGGCCAGTGTTCTCAAGGATTCTAACCCCTGAAATTGTCATACCGTCAGCACTCTTGAAAGGAGGCATTGAGTAATGTCCATCGCTGCCCTTGTTCAAATCCAATTTTGCCACATCGGTAGGATGCATCAAAACATAATTAGGGATGAACTTGTTTGTAACAACTTGAGCAACAGCACAACGCAACACATCCCAATGGTTAGCCTGTACGATAGTGGCCGCAAAAGCACCGGAAGCATAGGCAGTATCCTGATTCAAGATACCATTCAAGCTAGGGGTACTTCCGTCACCAGCTAACAAATCAGCGTCAGCCTTCAAAAGAACTTCCTCTCTCAATTCATTGTCAATCTCATTGGCAAGACCTGGGAGATCTGAAAGAGATTCTTTGGAAGCCTTAATGTAAGCGGTTACCTTTTCAACCTTAGCAGATTTTTCAATCCAATCAAAGTCAATTTGGTTCTTAGCAGCACCTTCAGCAGTCTCGTTCGCTGCGCCTTCTTGGCCTGATTTCTCAGCCCATTGTGCGTACATGGTAGAAATCGGAGATGTATTTGCAATGTCAATAAGCCAAGGTCTCCGCTTTTGAATGTTGGTAAGGCCCGGCTCAAAACTGGAAAGTTCCAAAGGAATTGAACTTGATCCCACAGCGTCAACGTTTCCAGTACCCATGTTGGCAACGGCTTTGTTAAGGATGCTTACGTCTTTAATCTCAAGAGTGCGATGCTCGTTTTTACCGAACTTGCCCTCTAAGAGTTTATTGGCAACCAACGCCTCAACTACTTGCTGACCGAACGTCGTCTTAGCTTGTACGCGACCTTTGCCGCTTTCTTTTGCCTTGGCAACGTCCTCAGACATTTCTTCGATCTGTTTGGCAACCTTACCGAGTGATTCGTTCACCGTTTTAATCGCTGATTCAAACTTCTCCGCAGTCAAATCTTTAAGACTTGCTTTCAGTTCTTCCAGTTTCTTAATCGCTTCGTCAAAGGCGGCTTTGTCGGCCTTGTCTCCGATGCTTTTTTTGAATGCTTCCACTTGTCCAGATACTTTTTTGATCTCTTCAAGTAATTCTTTTTCTTCCATTTTTTAATCGTTTAAAAGTTTAGTTAATTTTTTTAGTTCCTCTTTGATCTGAGTGGCTTTACCCGGCTCAAGGCTAGTGTCTGTTGACGGCTTGCCTTTTGTTTCCTGCACTGAAATAGTAGGCGTGACGAAGTTCGAACCTTTCACCACCGCACTACCTTCAATATTTTTTGCCTCCGTGACTGCCCAGAAATACCCTACTGCGTCAACGTCTGCTTTGTTTGCTATTACCGGATAATACTTTTCCCATATAGCAAATTCCTTTTCGTACCTGTCATCATTAATTGCCATGTCAATCTTAACATAGCGCATACCGACTGAATGATTTTTAACTTGACCACGTCTGTACTTCTCAAACATGAAAGGACTGTCTGCTTTGTCAATTACTGAGTCGTATATGAGAGCCTGAGTTGTGCCTTCATACCCACCGAAACCAAGCTCCGCCCATGTCATTTGCTTTACAAATGCTTTTACGTTATCGGAGACTATGCCCTCAAAAGAAAAGTTGTGTTGATTGACCAGGTAGTTATCCCGGGTTTCCTTCAAAGACTTGTTCCAAAGCTGGTCAATATGTACGTCCTGATGAGAGTCGTAAAGTTTTGTAGTATTGATAATTGATCGAACCTTTATTCTGGTGGCCTCTGCTGGAATGCTTTCAGACTTGATAACATCACCCTTCTCAGAAACCAAAGGTGCCATAAAAGAAATAGCGTCAGCGTGTTTAATGGTCGCTTTCTTTTGCGCTATCAAAGCAGATTTATTGGCAATCAACCAATCATAAAGCTGCTCTTTGTCTTCGATCAATGGAATCGTTATCATTTTTTTACTGTTTGATTCTCCTTCACTATTTTATCTTTCTTGGCCTTTATAGCCGAAATTTCTTTGGCTGTTAGTTTCATCTTTTCTTTTTTGCTTCAACATTCTCTTGAAACTTCTTTTCCCTTGCTGCTTGTATAGCCTTATTACGCTCAACATTCCTTAGAATGATTTCCTTTTGTTGCCTTGCCCTGTCTGCCATAATCTCTTGGTAAGTTTGGCGTTTTGCGCTCTTTGTTTCGTCAACTGGCTTAAATTCAAGGTCGATAGTAGTGGCTTCTCGTGTTTCTGTTACCGTTGCGCTTACTTCCTCCTTAACTCCATTTACTTCAATTTCTGTTTTAAAGTCTTGAATTTCACCCTCAGGAATCAACTCCTCCTCTGGCCCTATTGTGGTTTCCGCTTGCCCGCTATTTTCTTCTGGTTGATGTTCAATTAGTTTAGACTCCTCTGAGAATTCTTCATCAGGAATAAACGATGTTTCACGGGGAACATCTACAACTATTTCCTGTGCCTGTTCTTCTGGTTCGGTCTTCTGGTTCTTCTTTGATTTTGACTTGCTCATAATGCTTCTGTTATAGGTTCTTCGGTTGGTGCCGGAGCTTCCGGTTCCTTTTTTTCAATGGTAAAATCTAAATCTAAATATTGGTTTGCCTCCTCAATAGGTACGCCCATTGCAAGAAGCTCTTTAAGGGATTGTATTTTGGTTCTTTCTACTTCTGACTTCTCCTTCTCAAACACCTGCGTAAATGGTAGATGCATCCAATCAATCACGATATTCTTTCCTGCCTTATCATATCCAAAATGCCTTTCAAAAGCATTCATTAAATCATTTCCTTTGGGCTGGAGCGTGTAGGAAATATGACTCATACGGGCCTTTTCCTGATTTTCAAAAGTGGAGGAAACCCCAGCCTCAAGTACGTCTTTAGGAATGTTGAACATCGAACCCATGAGAAAGTAGTCAGACAAATAGCTTTCGTCTAACTTTAGCGCACCCATATCTTCCACAAATCGCCTGATCTGTACCATTGTCTTTAATGGGTAAATCTTACGATTATCGTCTCCAAATTTGTTTTGAATGTCCAGCTTTTCATCATTACCCAATCCGAATTTAGAAGTATCGTTATTTGAACCTACTAAGAACTTACCCGAAAAACGGACGTTTATATTCTTCGCATCAAGCGAATGCTCTGAGTTTGAAATGATCTTGTGAAGAGCGTCAATCCGTGACGGCCCCTTAAAGAAATTACCGATTCCGTTAGTAAGGTCGTGGGTAATTACCAAACGATCTAGCGGAAACTTAAACGTTGTGCCGTCATTGTAGCAATAGGTAATGTCTTTCTTTGAATATTCTTTCAGAGTATCATCACTGAATATTAACTTATCCGAATTAGCTTGCATATCATTAGGCCACTTGATCTTGTAAGGCTCAAGATGATACATACGATTTCCCTTCTTCTCTACAATAGCACTATCCACATAGCAATAGTCATTGCCTAACATATTCCAGAACATCCAATCCCAAAGGAATTGACTACCGGACTGCATCGGATTTGGGTGTGTAATAAGATTTAGAAACGGATCGGATTCAAGTTCTTTATCTTTTTGATACACGTACACTTTACCTAGTGAAAACATATCACACTGAAGTGAAAATATTTTTAAAAGAGCCGGGTTTGAAAGGATTGCCGCTAGTTTGTGCTTATCGAGATTGTAGTTATTGAACTTAGTGGAGCCGTCAATGACATTTAGATTGAACTGACTTTTGTTCAACCCTAAAAATTTCTTCAAATTCCCAGCTAGGTCTAAGAATCTCAAATTGGCTTTTATCCCGTTATGGGATTGTAAAGCAAAAGTGGGAAAGAGTTTTGAATTTTCCTAATATGGGAAATTTAGGCTAAACTATTTTGATAATTCCTTGGGCTTTAAGGAAGGAAGCGATGTATCGTGCCGGATCACTGCAAAGATGATTGTTTACATCCTCTGGCTCCTCCTGCACTATGCCGTAACGATCAACAATACGGGAATAATTTTCTTGCTCGTATTGAAGATTTTTAGATGAGGATGTATAAAATACGTTTAGTTTTTCAAGCAACCCAATACCGTCCAGTATTGACCCTGGCCCCTTGGCTGCTGTGATTGCATAGTCAAATCCGGCCTCCCTTAGTGCTACAACCTTCATAGGTCGGTTATCGTCACATAGGATAATGCCGTTCTTAGGTATGCCAAGCCTTTCAAAATGCCAAACGACTAAACCCTCCTCCCTTGCGTTAACCTGTTCGATTTCAACCATTGACAAATCGGCTTTTATCTGATTCTCTGATTTATAATTTAGTTCATGCAGGTAGAAATTGCCATCGTAATACTTAGCCTCAAGCACACCCCAAGGGTCAACTACACCCCAATCACAACCCCAATACCTTTTTGCATTGATTTTATGGTAATCATCGTCACTTATCTCTTTCCAGTGGAATATCCGGTTTGGTCTTTCGGCTTT